CGCCGTTGAGCTGCACCAGCTCGCCCGTCCCCAGCCTGTTGAACGTATAGTCGCATTCGTCGTGGTTGTCGCTCCGCTTCATCTGCCAGGCGACGTGGTACTTCGCCGGGTTCTTGCAGATGGTCATGTCCCAGCCGTCGCCCAGCACCTCGAACAGGAACGACACGTCGCCGCAGACTTCCGTGTCCGCGTCCAGGTACATCACGTACTGCCAGTCCTGCGGGGCCAGCTCGTAAATCCGCGTCTTGGCGTGCCGCCCGCCGATGTCCACGTCGTCGCAGTGCACGAACAGATCCTCCGGCCCCAGCGGCTCCGTGCTCACCAGCGCCACCTCCACGCCCGGCATGTGCCGCTTGAAGCTCTGGATGGCCGCGCGGGCGCAGCGCCTCGACGGCCCGCCGTAGGCCACGTACAGGACGCCGCGCTTGCCGTGCCGGTCGCTCTCGACGTGCGCCTCCGCCTTGAGGTCCAGGAACGCCCGCTGGTGGTCCTCCGCCCAGGCCGCCGCGTTGTACGGCTCCGCCAGCGCCGCCAGCGCCGCCCGGTCGTGCTCCGCAGCCAGGGCCTTCTCAATAGCTTTGCACATCTTGTCAAAGTCCGAGACATCGTAACGGTACACGCCCGGCGCGTCCGGCAGGTCGTCCAGCAGCCCGACGCCGCGCGGTACCACCACCGGCACGCCGCAGGCCAGCGCCTCCAGCGGAGGCATGGGCACGCCCTCGATGCTGGACGCGCACAGCAGCACGTCCAGGCTGTTGTACCACGCCGGCAGGTCCTTCCAGGCGTACAGCCGGGTCGGGCAGGGCCAGCCGCGCCCGCTGCCCACGAGGTCGATGCGCCTGCCCAGCTTGCTTGACCCGGCCAGCCGGGCGACCAGCCGCTCGCCCTTGCGCCCGCCGGGGTGGACGAAGCCCGAAACGCCCACCTTGGGCCTCTCGTTCTTGGGCCTGTCCGCCACGGCGAACTGCGGGTCCACCGCCGGGTGCGGGCACAGCGCCGCCGGGCCGCAGGCTTCCAGCTCGGGCAGGTAGCCCCGCGCCGCCGTGACGCGCAGGTCCGCGCTTTCCACCGCCAGGTCCCACCAGAACAGCTTCCACTCCTGGTGCGGCTCCTTGTGCGTGAACCAGCAGGACACGGGCGTCAGGTGCCAGTCGCTGAACCGCTCGCCCAGCTCGACGTAGCAGATCCAGTGGTTGAGGTCGGCCCTGGCGTTGGGCGAGTTGGCGTACGGCCAGCCGGTCGCGTCGGCGAGCGCCTGCGCCTGGCGGTGCAGGACGTTGTCGGCCCCCTTGTCGTGGTACACGATGTTGACGTTCATCCCCTGCCCAATCTCCACGCTCCCCAGCCGTCACCTTCCTCCGCGCGGTGGACTTTTCTCTTGGCCTCCAGCGCTTCCAGCTCCGCGTGTTTGTCCGCATCGTCTATGTCCTCCCTCCCCGGATAGGTATGGAGAACCATGTGGTATTTAGCGAGTACTGGCGTTCATCTGACTGCCCTCCCGAACAAATGCTCCACGAGTTCTCCGCCGTTCCACGCGCCGGACAACAGCCACAGCCGCACCGGGCACGCGCGAACCGCCCGCACCAGCGCCGCCTGGTCCACGTGCGCGAACCGCGTCCACTCCTCCCGCCACGCCTCGAAGAACGCCGCCGTGCGCCCGGACTTGCGCACGAAAAACGCGCCGCCCTGGAGGCTCAGCATCATGCGGTCCGTCTCCGCCCGCTCCTCCTCCGAGGCCATCCACAGCCACTGGCTCTCCTGGTGCCTGCTCGCCGTGATGGCCAGGTCCCAGCCGTCGTCCAGTATCCCGAAGCCCGCCGACAGGTCGCCCCTCACCCGCGTGTCGGCGTCCAGGTACAGCCAGCGGTCCCACGGCGCGAAGCGGTCCTGGTTCAGCTTGGCCCACCGCGCGCCCCAGCCCGGCTCCCCGAAGCGGTAGATGACGTCGGCGCCCGGCACCGCGCCGTCGGCGATGGCCAGCACCGGCCAGTCGTGGTGCTCGCGCAGGCTGGCGACCATGGCCTCGGCCTCAGCCAGCGCCTTGTCGCCGTAGGCCACGCAGACTACGCCGCAATCAGCCACGTCTCAACCTGCCCAACCAACTACCCAACCGCGTATAGTACCTGAACTGGATGCAGCGGCACCTCAACCACCACTTTAGCCCGTTGGATTCTGCCATCAGATTCCCTCCCTAACTGTTCGTCGGGGCGTGCTGCCCTGTCCACGTCACCGGCAAGGCCAGAATTAAAGGCTTCGCCCTGTACAGACTTCTCAGGAAACCCAGCCGGGTGTGCTGGCCGTCGTCCGCCCACATCTCGAACAGCCGCCGCGTGCCCTCGCAGCGCCGCACGAACATGAGCCGGACGTCGTACAAAGGCACCCGCAGGTCCCTGATGACGCTCGCGGTGTACGCCAGCTCCTCGTCGCTCGCCTCCTCGTCCCGCGCCAGGCGCCGGTAGTCCCACAGCGGCGCGGCGATTTCCCAGCGGGTGACGAGCCCGAGGCCGACGGCGAAGAAGACGGGGTTCACGCTGGCGCTCGTGTCGAAGAAGGCCGTCTTGTGCCAGCGCATCTCCCAGACGCCCTCGTCGGAGGTCTCGACGCCGACCTCCGGCGCGTCGCCCCTGCCGAAGACCATGATGCCGCTGGTGCCCTCCGGCTCCTCCACGACGACGGTCTCCGGGAACGGGCTGACGGCCTTGCCCTCCGCGACGAGGCGGCGCGCGAACTGCTTGCCGACCTCGATCCAGTCGCCCGGGTACTTCTGGACCATGATGCCGCGCTCCTCGATGTGCATCGACTGCACCAACTGCACCCAGACGGCCATCAGGTCGCCTCCACTTCCTTGACCAAACGGTCAAACGCCTGTTTGGCGGGTCCCAGCTCCCCATAGGTGCCCAGGACCGCTTCCGGCCCGCCCGCGCGCGGCACCGCCCATAAGTCAAAGAAAACGGCGGTAGCCTCTTTCCGCCTCCGTATTCCAAAAGCGCAGAAGGCCGACGGGTCCACCGCCATATATTGATACACGTTCCACTGAGACATTTTACAAGTTCTCCGTCTTCTGTTGTATTCAAGGGACGGGGACGGCGGGCTGCATCAGAGAGCCGTCCCCGCCCCAGGTTATGTTACGTCACCACCTCGTCCCAGTTTGCGGTCGAGCCAGGGGGGTACCGGGGCACGATGCCGAACAGCAGGCAGCACACGTCGTTCGCCGCGCTGCTGGTCGTCTGGAAGCGGACGAAGTCGAACCCCCCGTCCACGTCCAGCTCCTCGGTCTGGAACTCGATGAGGCACTGGCTGCGGTCGTCCGTCGCCGTGAGCTGGGTGATGGCCTTGCCGGTCACGATTTTGGCCCCGGCGCCCGCGGCGTTGGTCGCCTGCCACAGCGCCACGTCGAGCGTCCCGGCCAGGTTGCCCGTGGCGATCATCACCACGCCGCGGTGGTAGTTCTGCATGGACACCCAGTTGCCGGACACGCCGCCGTTGTACTGGTTGATGTCCAGGATGTCCAGCAGGATGTTGACCTCCGAAAACCTGTTGGTATAGTCTGCCATTTTCCATTTCCTCCTAGCTGCCCGTCGCCGCGTCGAGCACGACGAACGGACTCTGCTGGGTCGTGCCGTCGCTCAAGTAGATGGGCTGCGACAGCCACGGCTGGCCGTCCACGCGGTGCACGCCGCGCCACACGGTCAGGTCGTAGCGGAACTTGTCGTGCTTGCTGGAGTCGATGGTGGTCGCCTGGCGGTCTCCGATGAGGTAGTACCGGAAGTCGTAGAGGCCGATGTCGCCGCGGTTCCCCAGCAGGGGGCAGTGCTCGTTGTATATGACCGGGAAGCCGAACAGCGTGCCCGGCATCCCCTCCCGCGCCGAGGGCATGAACACGTAGCTCGGGTTGCCCACCGGACCGTTGAGCTGCATCAGGCTGGGCAGCACCGACCGGCTGATGAGCCAGACCGGGTTGCCGTAGCTGTGCTCCAGCATGTTGATGATGTCCACCAGGCCGACGGCGCCCGCCGCCGCCCGGCCCTGCGCGAACGTCGCGCCCGCGCCGATGACGCCGAGCGGCTGCCCCGCACCGGTACCGTTCACGAACGCCTCCTCCTCGTACCACGAGATGGCCCCCGTGAACAGGGTGCCCAGCAGCGCCTCCAGCGCCACCGCGGAGTCTTCCAGCAGCTCGTCGCTCGCCTCAGTCAGCGTGACCAGTTTGTGGGCCACCAGGTTGATCTGGCGGAAGGCCGGGTCCGCCTCGGTCTTGGATTCGCCCTCCTCCGTCCAGATGGCCCGCACGCCGCCGAACCACGCGGGTCGCCCCGCCGTGTTGCCGGTCTGGTCGAGCACGGGCCACTGGATCTGCCTGCGCCGCATCGGGACCACGGTCGCCCGCGGCCGCACCACGGCCTCCGGCGCGGGAACGCTGAACATCTGCTCCCGCTGCTCGATGGGCACCAGGAAGCCGCCGCTCGCGCCGACGTTCTCCACCAGGTCCTTGCTCTCCGCCCACGCCGTGCCCTTGCCCCTCGTGGGCACGCGGCCCTCTTCGCGGTCAATCCAGAACTTGAGCCGCGGGTCGGCGGATACGCCGCCGTACTTGACGGCGTGGATGGCCGACAGCATCTCGCCCAGGCTCTTGAACCCGGCCGGGCCGGGACCCGGCTGCGCCTGCTTCTCCTGGCGCGCCATCTGGTCGAACTCGGCCTTGGCGCTCTCCAGGTCGCGCATGGCGGCGACGCGGGCCTTGACGGCCTTGACGTCCGCCGTGATTTTGTGGAACCTCTCGATTTCCTCGCCGCTGACGTCCTCCTTGACGGCGAGTTCTTCGGCCTCGACCATGAGGGCGTTGGCCCGTTCGAGAAGCTCGGTTTCCTTGGTCTGCAAGTTGATGGTCATGGTTTATCCACCTCCAGTAGTTCCATTTCCATTTTCAGCTTCTGCAACAGCGCCATCCGCTCGGAGGTGGGTGGTACGTCCGGCCCGGCCTCTGGTTCCGCTGGCGCACCGTCAGCGGCCTGCTTCTCGGCAGGTGCGTCTTGATTTTGTTTCTCCTCTGTCTCCTCTTCGTCGGGTTCGCTTATCAGCGACGCGGCCGACCTTCTCCTCGCCGACGTACCGCTGCGGCTCCGCGTTTTCCCTCACGTACCGCACGCCGTCGATGATGACCTCATCCTTAAACTCGGGCTCCTCGTCGCTAGCCTTGCCTTGCTCCTTGTCCAACAGGTTTCGCGCCCGCTCCTGGAGGCTGTTCTTCTTGGCGTCGTCCAGCCCCGGCGCGTTGCTCTGCGGGATGCGGCTGATGGCGTTGCGCAGGTGCGGGATGTCCACCTGGCCTTCGGCGTCCTTGTACGGGAAGTGCCGCGCCGACCGCGGCGTGGTCTTGCCCTCATCGTCCTTGTCCTTGCCCGGCTCGATATACAGGAAACTGGAATCCGGTAGCATGTTGATGAACGCCGTAGTCCAGGTCGCCTTGTCGTCCTTTTCCTTGCCCTCCATCGCCGCGCCGCACTCAGGACACTCCGTCTCGTTGCATGGTGTCCCGCGTTCGTGTGGCACCGTCGCCCCGCACTCGGGGCAGACGCACACGTCCGCGCCGCCGTCGCCCACCGGCTCCTCGCCGACGCCCCGGCCCTGGCCGCGCTGCTTCGGCTCGTTGGCGTACAGCGCCGCCATCTGCGCCTCCGCCTCGTCCACGCTCCCGTGGCAGCCCAGCGC